CTAAACGCAGCTGAAGTTCTTTTTATGCAAGCATCTGATAACCGCGTTATTTTCACCCTTGATGGAAGTGAGCTAGCATAAAGTGGCAATTTCAACTAACGCAACTACTGCGGGATCTACAGCTAAATTACAACAGTATGAGCAAACTTTTGCTACCTCTGGTGTTTGGCAGAAGCCTGCTGGTGTAACTGAAGTAGAAGTTACTTGCGTTGGTGGAGGTTCTGGGGGTTATCAAGGACAGCCTGGATCAGCTGGTGGATATATCAAACGTTTAGTAAACGTAACAGGTATTTCATCTGCTGCTATTATCGTTGGAGCTGGCTCTTCTGGAACAGCTGCAAGCAGCTATCCCGGTAATGGTGGAACATCTTCATTTGGTAGCTTAGTCTACGCTTATGGTGGCCTAGGAGCTACAGCTAGATGGTATAACTATGGGCAAAATATTGGGTCTTTAGACGCCGGTTTAACTGAATATATGCAGACTACATCTGACGGTGTAGCACAGCTTCGTCACCAAGAAATTTACAGCTATAACTTAGCAGGTACTGCAACTACCCCAGTTCCTGGATCAGGAACAATTTCTTATAACAATAAGACTATATGGACAGGCTCTCAGTTTGTATCTGTATATGTAGGTAGTACTAACATTCTTACATCTCCTGATGGAATATCATGGACTACTACAAACTCAACTCCGGTAAATATTTCAACTATTGCCTATAATGGAACATATTATGTTTCTGTGCAAAGTGGTGTGGTAAGCACCACAGCGCTATACTCTTCAACACTAGCTAATGGTAGCTGGACGTTTGCTACTCTACCTACTAACCAGAACTGGACAGGAGTTACCTACGGTAACGGCGTCTTTGTTGCTTATTCGTCTGGTTCTACAGCAGGAGCATACTCTACAAATGGCACTACTTGGACAGCATTAACTTTTCCTACCGCTGCCGGCGTTACTATGGCATACTTAAACGGATACTTCCTGGGTAATGGCGTTTATTCAACTACAGGAACATCTTTTACTGCCTCTAGCACAGGCGTTAACCCAACATACTTTAGCTATGGTAATGGTATTTGGACAGCTAGCGCTGCATATGTAAATAACACGATAGGTGCAGCATATTATTACACTACTAACCCTGCTTCTGGTTGGACTGCTGGAGTTAACCCGCAGTTATTTAGCCAAGGCTATTCAACAATGACTTACTATGGTCATCCTATTTTTATATATGATCGCTTTGTTATTACAGGGGCGTTTAGTGCTTCAAACTACACTAATCAAACATATATGTATACTTCAACAGATGCTGTTAACTGGATATTTGTTAGAACAAAAATGAATCCATATTATTCTCTTGGCGGTGGAATGTACTATATGCAAGATTCATTCCTAGTCAATAGCAGATATTATGTTTTTGTTTTAGGTAACAACAATGAAGGAACTACAGCCAATTACAATACAGAAAACGTTTGGATATTTAGCCCTTACTACCTAGGTGGAAATGCGGGTCAATCACAAGGATATAATTACAACTTAACATCTGTCTCTACTAGTAGATTTCCTGGATCACCTGGAACAGGTTCTTCTTCTGGTAACGATGGAGGTATCATTTATTACACCAACTATACTGCAACAGTTACTGGATACGGCTATTCATTAGCCGGTACTGGATCTATTGAAGGGTACGCTCAAGGCGCTAACTTTGATGGATATTATGACCATTATTCTGATAGTCAAGGAAATACTTATAAACCTTCTTTTGGTTCAGGGGGAAGAGGATACGGCAACACCGGTACTACATCTGGTGCTCTTCCTTGGCAACCTGGTGGTAATGGAATTGTAATTCTTAAATGGTGGCAGTAACGGAGAGTAAATAATGACTATTAATACAACTAAGATCTCGTCTACACCTACAGGTATTCAACAGTATGAGCAGATATTCACTTCATCTGGTACCTGGACAAAACCTGCCGGTGTTAAGACCGTTGAAGTAACCTGCATTGGTGGAGGCGGTGGCGCATACTCTCAGTCTTATCCTGGAGCGGGCGGTGGGTATATTAAACGCATTGTTAACGTATCTTCTTTGCCTACCTCAAACTCAGTTATTGTAGGGGCGGGTGGATTATCTACAACTACAGCTGGAGCAGTGGGAATTGGTGGAACGTCATCATTTGCTAACTTAGTTTACGCATATGGTGGGGGAGCGTATACCAGCAGATATACAAATTACTCAGCATACGCATTTACTCAAGACTCTGGTCTTGCTGAATCTGTTCAGCATAACGTAGGCGGTATTGCAAACCTTTCTTGGAGAGAACAATACTATACAAGTATGCAGGGAACCTCCCAACCTATTGTTGGAGGTAACTTTCAAACAGGTAATAATAAGATTGCTTATGGTAACGGTATTTATGTAGCTGCAAGCGGGTCTACAGGAGTTTACTACTCAACTGATGGAACTACTTGGTCATATGCGTCTGGCGTATTGTCTCAAGCAACATACCAGATTGCTTATGGAAATGGATATTTTGTTGCTGTTCCTGGTTCAGGTATTGCTACAACATCTGCATACTATTCCACTAATGGAACAACATGGACGCTAATGACGTTACCTACAAGCCAGGCATGGACTGGTGTTGCTTTTGGTAACGGTGTTTTTGTTGCTTATGCCAACGCTTTAACGCCAGCTGCTTATTCAACAAATGGTACTACTTGGACTACTCAGACTCTTCCAACTGCCGCTGGTCCTACTATGGCATATGTAAATGGATACTTTATTACACAGGCCCTTCGTTCAACAAATGGAACTACCTGGACAGCTACATCTATGCCTATTACTCCAACATATATTTCATACGGTAACTCCGTATATATTGCACAAGCTTCTGGAGCCACTAACACTTATTACACATCTACTGATGGAACTACCTGGACAGGTAGAACATTTTCACCTGGTGGAAATAATATTGATACTACATCAACATCTATTGGAAACATCGTATTTATCTATGATAGGTTTGTATTGACCTCAACAAGAGGTGGTTTAGGCGTAACATATTACGTATACGGATACACCCACTATTGGACATCTGTTGATGGTATAAACTGGGTATTTGTTAAATCTAAGTGGAACAACGCATCTAGTCAGATGAATGCAAGCTATGCAATGCATTCAATTGAAGATGCTGTTGCTGGTCCTGTATCTGGTCAATACTTTGCTGTTTTACATGGAATAAACGTAGAAAATGCGTCTGGTTCTTATAACTATGGCTCTGTTATTAAGTTAAGCACTTATTTTCAAGGCGGTTTTGCTGGGTCTATTAAACAAAACGCAACCAATACCTCTGGAAAAGCAAACGTTTGGGTGGATCTTACCCCGTATTTTTCAGCCCCAGGTGCTTTTGGAAGAGCGGATCAACTAAGATCTTATGAATACCAGACTAATATTTCTCCTTCAGGAAGCGGATATTATTTAAGAGGGCCTGGAACACCGGAAGGTTGGTGTATGGGAGGACGTAGTATGGGTGCTCCCGGAAGTCATGCTCCTGATATGGGAAGAAATGCAACAGCAAATAACTATGGTTGCGGCGCGGACGCTCCTTATACTTCTTATGGATATGTACCTGGCGGTCAAGGCCTAGTAATTCTTCGCTGGTGGCAGTAATACTAATCAAATACAAGATAGGACAGGTTAACTAATGGCTGTATATGCACTTATTAAAGGAAACGTTGTAGCTAACGTTATTATGGCGGATCAAGAATTTGCCGAAGTACTAAAGGCATCAGGTGATTACGATCATGTTGTTGCTACAGGTGGTGCGGTAATTGGAAATCTTTATGACTCAGAAACTGGGGAGTTTGTAGATCCAGATCCTAATACACCAATCATTGCTGCACAACGTGAGGCTGAACGCCTAGCTGCTGAAGAAGCTGCTGCTAAGGAACTAACTAAGTAATGTCCGCTTTAGAGCAAGCTCAATATACTGTTCCCGTTAACGTTGCGACAAACATTACGCCTGTCCCCGTTAGCTGGATGGTTATACAAAATATTGACCCTGTTGATACGGTTTATTTTGGAAACCAATACGTTACTAATACTAACTATGGCTTTTCATTAGCACCGGGACAACGAGAAGTTTTAAGTCGTATGAGTGCAGGCATGCAGCTATACGCATACTCTACAACAGGTGTGGCTACTCTAAACGTTCTTCAGATCTTATTCTAAAGCGTAAGTATGTCTCCAAGCAAGACGCTTGTTGACCCAGATTTGATCCTCAATACCCCAGCCCCATTCGTAAGACTTATCTACTAATATGAAGCCTTGTTCTTCCATAAACTTAGTAATACCGTCTGATAGAACATGGTTGGGGTGTTTTGTTTCCCGCTCAGTCTCAACATGAAGAATACGCACAGATTGCAGGCGATCACCAAAGCCTTGTAGGACTTGCCAGCTAAAACCTTCAGTATCTATTTTGACAACATCAATATCTTCAGTGATTCCTTGAGAGGCAAGGAAGGTATCCATTCTCATCATTGGGACTTTAATTTTGTGAACCTTACCTTCAAAGTCACTCTTAAACATTGTCTGTTCTTTATCAGCCATAGATGAGCAGCCCATTAGCTCTACGTTGTCGTCTACTACCTGGTAGAACTCTGTTTCTCCATCAGAATCTGATACAGCCCCATAGTGAACTGACATCCATGGGTGAAGAGACTTGGTTAACTCTACCCCCACCGGGTTAGCATCTATAGCTATAACCTTAAATGAGTTAAGAGCTTTAGCTAGATAGTTAGCATCTTCGCCATCTCTAGTTCCAATATCAATGATCATACTTGCCTGTATACCGAAATATTTGCGGTAATTACTTACTACAGGCTCCAGAGGATCTATATCTTTATTAATGGTTAAGGTCTCACCTATACGTATAAGGTTAGAAGCTATGATGTTCTTATACTCTGGTGTTAAGCTGTAATTGTTATAAAGGTCTTTAAGAATCTCTACCGCCTCTAGCTTTCTTCCTACCCACCAGCCGGCTACAGCCTTCTCAAACAACAACGCATATTTGCCCGGGTAATCTACAGTTACTGGAAGAGACTCCATAACATTATCCGCGAATAGCAAACCTACCTCTGCGTTTGTATATGCCTCACTCCAGTTAGTAGCTCTCTCATGAAAACGAGCATATAAGAAATAAGCTTCAGGACGTGTAGGCATAAAGGCTATAGCTTGTAATAAACAGTTACTCACAGTATGGTCTCTATTATTTTGACCTTCAAAACATACAGCCATTCTAAGCAGAGAGGAGTATGCAATAAGAGGATCAGACGAATAGCCATATTCAGCAGCTCTAAGATAGAACCCTGCTGCAGCTCCAGTCTGTCCTAGAAGCTCGTACTCTACAGCAACGTTAAAGTTGTAACGTGGGTTGTGAATGTCGTATGAAGCATTCTCAATAAGATTTTCAATGTTGGTAGTTGAGCGCATCAGTTACCATCTCCTCTACTACTAAGTTAGGAACTCTAAGAACAAAAGCGGCATTATCTTGAAAGCCGAAAGAAATTAAAAGATCTCCATCAAGTACTGCGGCTCCAGCGCAGAACTCAATACGAGCATCTAAGAAAGAAAAGTTTTGGGTGCTAAGGCCTATAAGGTTAAGATCTTCATCCCACACACATAGTCTATGGCGATAGATACCGTCCTTCTGTGCGAGGTAGTTCTTAAACAGATCTACTTCATGAGAGATAGAGATATAGTTCTTGCCCCATTTAACTAGCTGAGATCCACCACGTTGATCAGACGGAGGAACTAGCGTTTGTCTGTGAGACACCTGCTCACACCTAGCGGGCTCATCTGGGTAGGTGCGTACAACTTCAGTAGGGGACGTCCACTTTATAAAATGGAACGGCTTATCCAGAATAGGCACCCAGTTCTTTTCACAATAAGACTCGTCATCACCAGGAGCTGGTATTCTTAATCGGCTAACCTCTTTTGCTGTCCAGGACTGCTTATCCAGCTCTATTTTGGATAGCTCCATACGACCTTGTCCATGAGGAGTGGTGTCTCTTCTAACTCCTACAAGGTATAGGTCTCCTTCCCATCTAACTACTCTACAATCCTCTTCCCCTACGAACTCCCAAAGTGGTGGAACATCCAGAGTAGTGGTGTCTACTAAAGCATAGTCCGTCATATGAAGGTCACTATCTAGGCGGCACAGGTAATTAGATGTCCTTAAATTTTGATCTTTTTCTGGGTGCAAGTAGGAAAGCGGACCCCATCTAGAAATAAAATGCTGGGTATTCTCAGAATGATAAAGAGTATAGTTAACGTGTCGTAGATTAACTAGAATATCCCCATCAGCATCTATATAAATAGACGGGTTCATAAGTCCCGTTCCAGCGGTAAGACCGTTAGGTATAACGAGAGGGGCTAACTTACCCCCATTGGAGACGGATTTTTGTACTAGGTTCATATACAATATAGTACCACATAGCGGTATGATATCTTTCTAGCCCGTATGTACAAGGAGCAAAAATGACAGCATCGTATCCAAGTAGTATCCGCCCGTTTGTTCCTAGAGTTGACTTGGTGGACACTGTTATTGCGGATAACGTAAACTCCCTACAAGAAGAAGTAAAGGCTATAGAGACAGTTCTAGGAACTGCAGCTACCAACCAAAGCCCTCTTGTATCCACATATAGTGGAACATTTATCAAGACCTTGAGCTGGAGCACACTAGCTGATCGCCTAAACAACATTGAATACGGAATCGCAAACGGTTTTGCCGGAGCTCCGTATGTCTACACATCTGGTGGTAGCACAATTACTACTACCAACAATAAGGGTATTGTAATTAAGATTAACTCAGGATCTGCTAACCTATTAGAAACTTACTCAACCGGTAATGCTCTAGGCTTTAACGTAGATTACACAGGTATGCCTAAGGTAGGTACAGCTAACGTCCTGTATGTAGGAAGCACTGAATATACAACAATTACAGGAAACATCTCTAGTAACTATTCAACATTAAATGCAGCTAAAGTAAACCTTTCAAGCTTTACTGCTCTAGGAGACCTACTTGTAGGTACAGGTAGTGGTACTGTAACTAACTTAGCTAAGGGATCTAACGGACAGGTACTTACTGTAACTGCTGGTAACTTAGCTTGGGGAAGCGCTACAGACTCTACTAAGGTTCCTCTATCTACTGTAACTACAGCGGGAGATCTTATCCTTGCTACTGGTTCAGGAACTGTTGGTCGTTTAGGTATTGGATCTAATGGTCAAGTTCTTACATCTAATGGAACTACAGCTACTTGGGTAACCCCAGCTACTTATCTTTCTGCAACAAATGCATCCGTAACAACTGCTTCTGTAGCCTCTGCAGTAGTAAGAAACATCTGGGTCTCCACATCAGCCCCTACTGCGGGTCAGGGAATTGATGGAGATATTTGGGTGGTCTATTACTAATGGCAGGTAAAGTCAGTGTATCTGGCTCCTGGAGGACTGTAGGGGCTACGTATGTTAAGGTATCTAGTTCTTGGCGATCTGTATCGTCTGGATGGGTAAAAGTTGCTGGTACATGGAAGCAATGGTTTATTGCTGCTATCTCAGATACATTTAGCAGATCTACATCGGGTTCATTAGGAACTACAGATACTGGTCAAGTATGGTCTGGAGTATTCGGTACTCTATCAGCTAACGGTTCTCAAGCCGTATCTTCTGATGCTGTGTCTTCTGGAACAGCTGGTGCTCTTGCTGTTATTGATATTGGAAATGCTAATGCGGTTGTAGCAGCTGGAAGCCAAACATCTACTGGTGTATCTAACGGAACAGGTGTAGCCTTTTGGACAGCAGCTGGTTCATGGTGGGCAGCTGTTGCTTATAGTGATACTTCTTCCACTACTGTATCCTGTAACTGTACAAATTCTTGTAATAGCTGTGCTGCATGCTCTAATTGCACAAGTACAAGTACATACACCGCTACTGCCACGACTACAAGCAGCACATACTCATATGCTGGATCCGCTTCTAGCTACCAAGCTACTGTAGATAGCAGACAATGTACTTCAGCTAACGTAGCAGACCCTCTTAATCTAGGTTGCTATACTGTTGGCGCCTGTTCTAGTACAGGTACAGGTATAGTTTGTTCTTATTCATGTCCTAGCGGTGGCGTAACTAATGGTGGAGCCACATGTTATGTGTGCTCTGGCGGAACTGTGAATGGTCCTACTCCAAGTGGATCTGGAAGCGTGAACTCTTGCTACAACGTTACTCCTGGTGGTACGACGTATTCTTGTAATGCCGGAGATACACTAAGCGGCACTACCTGTACCCACACAACTTCTACATCTGGCGGTACATATCCAAACTGTAATTGTGGCACTACTACGAGCTCTGGTGGAACATATCCAACCTGCAGTTGTGGATCTTCATCTTCATGCGGTACGTGTACATCTACTGTAACTAACTATTATTTACAGATACTTAACTCTACTACTGGAACTTCGGCATACAGCATAGTATCTACTACATCAGCTTCTTCTCAGCCTACTGCAATTAACGTAACAACTTCTGGAACAGGATATACGGCTGTTGCCTATAATGGATCTACTCAGGTAGCCACTGTAAGCGGTACTAATGCTGGAGCTACTGGTACAAAACATGGTATAGTTAAGGCATATAGTGCTGCTGGTCAGGGAACCACAGTAGATAACTTTACAGCACAGGGACAATAATATGAGCACACCTTATGACAGACCTGCAAGACC